AATCAAAGTAAGGAATATTGACAGGTAAACTTCCGTCGTCTTGGGTTTTACTTACTAATTCACGCCAATCGATTTTGCTTTTCCATTCTCTGGTTTCCCATTGTCTTTTACTAACAATACCGTTTGATTCTTCTTCAAAACATTTTTTACAACTGTTTGGAATTTCTCCATTTAGCATTTTTAACCTAATGCCACGCATATATTCACTATTCCAAATTTCATCAACAGAATGTTCACGTAAGTTCATAGGCTGGCCGTCTTGTACAACTAGTCCGGCCGTTTTGTTATCAACTTTACCAGCACCACTTGCATTTGCTGTGCAGCACACTCTTACATCACCGTTTGGGCGTGTTGCCAAATGTATCCAGGGTAGAGGACAAAATGTTTTACTTGTTATAGACATACTTTATTCCTTTGCTGCATATTTACTTACTTCTTATATCCCATCACTAAGTATCTGGTATACTTAGGTAGTTCTAACTCAAATGCTTTGACACCATCTTTGAGTCCACAAGATCTTTTGAAACTTGCTAATGATTTACTACAATTTATATGTTCTTCTAGTTCTGTATAGTTGTTACTTTGCATTGCAACTAGTGGCCCTCCAGGTATATTCTTAAACCATTGTTTGTGTTGTGAAGATGTAATATGTTCGCAACTTGTGTTTATGATAATATCAGGAGTGCTTTCATATTCATATGTACACATATCTGCTGTGACTGCTTTGAATTTGCCTGACATTTCGTAACGCTTATTCATAGTGTTTGCAATTTCTTCACAAGCAGGATCTATGTCGACACTTGTTATTTTCTTTATACCAAGTCCGCTGTTAAACAATAAAGCAGAAAGCACTCCATTCCATCCACCAAATATTACAATATCAGCATTCATAATATGTAATTTTGATAGATGATCAACTAACCAAGTTTTACTTTGTAGTTGACCTCCCCAGAAACTTTCCAGTGTTCGATATCTATCCTTGCTATTACGGATAGCATCCATCCAGAATTTTATATCATCTATATCTATTTTCATCAAACTGCTTATTTAATTTATCAAAACTACCACACTGTTTACTACAGGTCTTAAGTCCACAACTTGTCCAAGTGTCTTTTATTTTGTTAAAATATCCCATATCAAAAATTTCTTTTAAAGTATTCTTACGCAATGAAGGTACGTCTTTAATTTTAATCATATAATCTAATCTTTCATTACTATGCTGCGGAAGCCATTCCATATCTAACCAACAGCAAGGAGAAACGTTTCCGTTTGCAGCAACATAGATAGCATTATCTTGTTTTGCTTTACAATTAATTTCAGGTAAAGTTTCTTGTCTTGCTTTTTCAGCAGGCTCAATCATTTCTAAACTTTTATGTGAAGGATAAAGAGTATGTGTAATATTAAAGTCATCATCTATAACATCAAATTTTCCGTCCTTGAATCTAGTGGTATGTTTTATGCTAAAGCCTTTGAATCCTAATTGAACGCACATCTGTTGGCAATCTTCAATTTGATGTTGGTTGTGATCAAATACTAGCATATCCCATCTAGCATCGCCGCCGGCTTCTATAAATATTTTTGCATTTTGTATAATTTTATTCCAATCTGTGTTGATTCTATAAAGTTTGTGTGTATCTTCTAAACCGTCTATGCCGAACACTACTTTCACATTTAAAAAAGCAAGTTCTTTCCACCAATCTTCTGAGCGACCGCTTCCGTTAGTATGCATCTGTAAACTCATATCAGGATTGGTCTCTCTTAGATATCTAAAAATTTCTACAGTGTCTTTGGCCATCATAGGATCACCTAGATTACCACACATATAGATATGTTTTAGTTGTCTAACAAAATCTCTTGGAAACCAATTTACAAAAGTTCCTAAATCAATATCCTCGAGATACAAGTTATCAAGTAATGGTCCTCCGTGTAATCTTCTTGGACACATTGGACATCTTGCTTGACACCTAGAAGAAACTTCTAAGTGTATTGATTCTATATCATTATACGAGTACATCTTTTTCCTTAGGTATTTTACTATCAGCACTGCTTACACAAGTGTTAGTAACACATTTAGATGGTGCTTTAAACAGCGTAAAACCGTCTGTAAGGGTGCCTAAAGGCAGTTCCGCACAACTATATGCCCTTTTTACTTCAACCCCCCTTATAACGCAACTTTGATACCCTGCTGCGCATTTCCAATTTTTAAACTTGTTAAAACCAAATGCGTTCATTCTTTCTGCTTGGTCCAGACCATAATCATTTCCTTTGGCATCTTCTAAGTACATTTGCATAACCTGTTGATCTTGGTTACGTAACCTAAAGTTCTGTTGCATCAGTTCAATTTGTCTTTCTGTATAACCATCTACGATAAAACTAGCAGTTGGATCGCTTTGTGGTTTTAGTGTAACATTTATTCCTCTATCCCAAAATCTTTGACATCTTGCATAATACTCGTCAAACAGTTCTGGAACCATTACTTGATTGATTGTTAATAAAACTCCTGCGTCTTGTAACTGTAAACACTTATCTCCAAACTCTTGTTCCTTAGCAAACTCAGAATGAAAACTAGCAGTGATACTTCTGCGTTGCATTTTTGCAGTTGCTTCAATCCATCTATTCCACCATTTGCTACCAGGTGATAGATTTGTTGTGAGATGTATACTTTGATACGTTGCTTTTTTATCGTTAGCATAATATTCAACTAGGTTACCAAACTTTTTATATGCTGTTGGCTCGCCTCCACTAAAACTAAAATGAAAATCAGTAAAACCATTTTCTCTTGCCTGACGTTTTATTTCATCAATTGCATTTGTATATACTTCTAAATTTTGATGATCCGGTACATCAGTATTTGCATACGGCCAGCAGTATGAACATTTGTAATTGCAGAATCTTCCTAGTATCCAACTTACATTAAATAATGGTTGGTCAAGCATTGTCTTCTGACCAAACTTTACAATGTTTTCAAAAGGAATCAAAGTGAATCTATTCATAATATACGTATTTAACTCATATTAAGGTTGACATTGTTAGTTAAGAGTTATATAATAAGGATTGTGTTTAAGCACAGTAGAAAAAAGGAGACAAAAAATGTCACAAACAACTACAATTATTCAAGAACAAATGGAAGTATTTTTACAAGAGAACCAAAAATTTGAAGATGGAAATGGTGCAGCAGGTACAAGAGCCCGTAAAGCATTACAAGAAATGGCTAAAGCAATTAAGGCAAGACGTAACGAAATTACTGCTACCAAAAATGCTAGAAAAGAGTCAAAACTAAATGGGTGATGATGACTATACTTTAACCCAACCAGACCTTGACTTTACTTTTGATACTGCTTATGATGGCGAGGCAGTATCAACAGGAGGTCAAGGAACATTCACAGTAGGTATTCAAGATAGTATCTACTCCACTAGCGATAATGGACTAACAGTATCTTTACCAGGTCAGGATCCGGATGTCAATCACAAGTTAGAAGCGAGACTAGATGCCATTGAAAAACGTTTAGGTATACTTGTTCCAGATCCAAAGAAATTAGAAAAGTTTGAAGCACTTAAAAAGGCCTATGCACATTATAAGGACCTTGAACGCTTATGTGAAATAGAAGAGGAACAACAAAGTGGAAGTTAAATTAGTTTCCTATAGTAAAGCAATAGAAGACGTAGGCGGTGATAGTTTACTTGACATCGTTGCCTATTGTGCTAGAGTTAGTAATCCTAGCAATCAAATGAATAGCGAAACAAGTGAAAAACTTGTAAAGTATTTGATCAAGCACAAACATTGGTCACCATTAGAAATGGTTAATGTGTGCTTAGAAATTAATACTACACGTGATATAGCGCATCAAATCGTGCGTCACCGTAGTTTTAGTTTTCAAGAGTTTAGTCAACGTTATGCTGATCCTGCGGAATTTGGTAATCAATTTATTACACGTGAAGCAAGATTACAAGACCAAAAGAATAGACAGAACAGTATTTCACTTTCTGACGAAAGCGAATTGCATTACGCCTGGGAAGCAAAACAAGAAGAAGTTATTGCAAAGGCAAAAGAAGTTTATGAATGGGCTATTGCTAATGGCATTGCAAAAGAACAAGCACGTGTTGTACTACCCGAAGGAAATACTAAAACAAGGCTTTATATGAACGGCACATTGAGAAGTTGGGTACACTATATCGAACTTCGAGGTGCTAACGGAACACAAAAAGAGCATATGGATATTGCTCATATTTGTGCAAAAGTTATTGCTGAAATATTTCCTATGGCCGGCGAACTAGAATCATAAGTCATACTTTTTTGTTGACAGATGATATATATCGTCATATACTCATATTTTTAAAGGAGCATTATGTTGGTTGCGAAAAGGAAAAAAGCACCTAGATACAAACGGCCTGCTAAAGGCGCTGCCCCTAAATGGGACGGTTGGGAAGAACTTTCTGGTGAAGAATATCATAGAAAGCGTTCTTCCATCAATGATTGGTACAGGTTAAATGAAAAAGATGCAGATTTGATGCCATCAGTTTGGTTATGGATGCAAAAAAATGAGTATAGCAAAGAAGATATTGCATTGGCCAAGAAAGCAAATAGTTATGAAATATCTAGTACTGCGGCAATACAATGCAAAAACTTACTAGACGGTATGCCTGATCTAAATCCTAAAGAAGCAGAATATTGGGAAAGTTTGCCTGGTACTACAGGAACTATGAAGCCTGTTACTGAATTTGTTAAAAAACGTATTGCAAATGCTATAGAAAAAGGCAAATTAGTAAA